CAGCCATGCCGTGCCGTCGACGTTGATCACCAGGCCGGTGGTGGTCCAGAAGTCGTCCACCGGAAGGCGGTACCAGTCGACAGCGCGGAAACGCCGCGCCGATGCCGTCTCGGTGCGGTTGAACTGGCGACCGGTGAACAACTCGACGGCCCGTGACGCGGCGCTGACGATGTCGTCGAAGAACCCGTCGTTCGGCTTGTTCAGCCGCGCCGCCAGGTCCTCGCCCGTCACATAAGGGTCGCCGATGGCCACCGGTCGCCTCTTCCGTCACTTCTGCCGAAGCAGGGTGGCCGTTCCGTCGACCACCGTGGCACCGACTGCAGGCGGCGTCGGCTCTGCGACCGCCGTCGTACCGGCGACAGTGACGATGTACTTCGTGCCGCCAACGAACTGCAGCTCCTGGTTCAACGTCACCGCGGTTGAGTTGGCCCGCAGCACCCGCCGCAGCGGACGGCCGATGAAGTCGACCGTCGAGGTGGTGGCCCGGCCCAGTGCGTCGAGTGCATTGACCGTCGGCGCCACCAGATCCCGACCCAGGTAGTCCTCACGGAAGGTCGTCGTCGCCATCGTTGGCCTCCTGATATGCCTCGTAGGCTTCCTGCGCGGCGTCGGCGCCGCGGATCTTGTCGATCACTTCGCCACCGATGACGACCTCGTGCCAGCCGCCGCCGACACTGTGCACGCCGTCTTCACGTTCCTCCGGCTCAGGCTCCGGCTCCGGCTCCGGCTCATCAAGACTGGCCCCGTTCTCGGCAGCAACCTGCCGGAAATGCGCCTTGAGATCTTCGTCCGTTGCCTGCGCGTACAGGTCGGCGAGCTGGGCCAGGTCAATCGACCCGGCCACTCGCCCGTACTTGTCGACGATCATCAGGTCACGTTCACGATCTCTTGGACACCGCCGGTCTCTACGGTCATCGGCGTGAAGTAACCTGCGTAGGCGACCTGAGTACCCAGCACGGACGGCTCGATCGCCTGTAGGGAACCGACCCGCTGCTCGTACACCTCGACTGCAGCCGAGGAGAGCACGATCCCGTATGTGGTGGCCGGTGCGCTAGAAAGCCCAGCGGACACGTACACCGGGATGCCTGAAATGCTGCCGACGAGGCCCGAGTTGAAGTCGCCAGCGTTGAAGCCGGTCGACTGGGCGTTCTGCGGGTTCACCGGAGCGAACACCGAACCCCATGCGCCCAGCTTCGACGGAGGCACACCCAACGCAACCCGGCCCTGCCCCTTGGTGGCGGTGTAAATCGCCGCGGCAGCCGACCAGAGCCCAGCGGCAAGCTCGGCCGCCGTGGCACTGCCTGCCGCGCCTCCGAGCTCGATCGTGTTCGTGGTGGCGATCAACGCCGCGCCGAGTGCGGCCTCGGTCTGGATCGCGTACTGCGCGGCGAGATCATTGATCACCGTGTCCAGCGCATCCGGCGAGGAGAAGTCGATGTTCTGCCGCGACACGTTAACGTAACCGCCGTAGGTGACCGCGTTACCAGTCAGGCGGGTGATGGTCATCTTCTGGCTCAACAGCTCGGCCTTCTCATCCGCAGCTGCACCGGCAGTTCCCTGCACACCCACAGTGACGTGCTGGGTGACCTTTGGCCGGTACCACGTCGCCGACGGCATGTTCCGTGGACCGAGGAACGACACAAGCGGCCGAGCCGCGTCGATGAAATTGATCACAGATCCCACAATCGGATCCGGAACAATTCCTAGGTTGTCACCAGTCTTCTGGTGCGCAGCGGCACGCTCGTAGAGCTCCAGGCGCTCGCGGGCATCCCGGTTACCGCTCGATGACGAGATGAGATCGACCATCCAAGCCCCGGCAGTGCGGTACTCGATCGGGCCGGACTCGCCACTACGGCGAGCCGTGGTGATGGCCGCATCAACCTGCTTGGCGCGGGTGGCGATCTCCTGCGCGATGCGAGCGGTGTCCTCCAGCTCGTCGATCTGCGCCTTGATCTCACCCATCCGGGCACGGGCCTCGCCAAGACTCGACTTCTCGGTGTCGTTCAGGTCACGCTCAGAGTCCTGCACGTTGGCGATCAACCCTTGGACGAACGCATTGCGTTCGTTGAGTTCGTTCTCAAGACGCCGAATCATGGCGTCATTGGCGTGGGAATTGACTCCCATGACGGGTACTCCTTCGATGAGATGTGATGGAAGGAGCACTCCCGATCGCCCCGCACTCCGGGGTCGTCGATGCCGGCCCGCACTCCGGGCCGGTGGATGTGCTAGCTGCTGGGCTTGAGGCGTGACGCGGCCCAAGCGAGCACGTCGTCGCTCATCGCCTCATCCAGCGCTGGTGTTTCAAGCAGTGGACGCTGTTCCACTACCGTGAGGCCGCTCTGTCCCGCACGGACAGCCAACACTCCGACCCCATCAAATGCCGGATCTTCAACGAAAGCGAGATGATCCCAAAACGCCTTGAGGATTCGGCGGGTCTTACTGCGCTTGTTCAATTCCATATGCGCAAAGCTCTTGACGTAGTAACCGACAGAAGGGAAAGCGCCACCCTCATCGGCCAACGTCAGGGTCTCCTCGCCGCGAGGCGTGGAGTACATCTTGACGCGAGCGAACAGGCCGTCCTTATGCGTCGGATCGGCATGAATCACCCGGCCAACCGTGTCACCCTTGACGTGCTCGCGATTCACCATGATCCGGCCGGCGTGGTTCTCGATGCCGTCGAAGGCATGCCGATCGAATCGTTCACTCCACATCTCGCCGCGCCAGAACACCTTGTCCGATTCCTCGTCCCAGGGCACAGCGATGATGTCGACGATCCGCTGTTTCTTGTCGACATCGTGGAGCGTGGAGTTACGGTGTTGGATCTCCGAGGCCAAGGCGGGATCTGCACTACGGTTGCCGGTGCCGGGAAACTCGCCCATCGCCGCCGCCTGCGCCATCGCCTTCTTACGGGCAGCCGCCTCGGACTCTTCGTCATCGGCCGTGTAGACGTAGCACTTGCCAGCGTCACCCCACTGCCAACCGAGCTGGCCTTCGACCTCGCATCGCTTCAACGGCATGCCTATTCGCCTCCACGTAGGTAGCTCACGACCGGCCACCTCCTGTCAGCGCCTCGGCCGACTCCGTACCGACCAGTCGCTCCATCGTTCGCCACTCCTCAGCGGTAAGCACGCCACGATCGAACAGGATGGCGTTCGCCTCGGCCCGCTCCTTGAACGCCGGACGTGAATACTCGTCACGGTTCAACTCGGCCGACTGCCCACGTGGCAGCGCCCAACCGGACAACGCCGACATGACATGCACCGTCGCTGTCTTGAGATATCGCCGATCGTGGAAGTCGAACAGACTGGTCGCGTTGCTATAAGTGACGGAATCACCGGATGGTAGGCCCAGCAGGAACGGATGCACGCCCAGTAGCACGGCGATCCGGGACTCGTTGAACTGCGCCAACTCCAGCAACGCCATGTCCTGCGGCGATATCTGCAACTGCTTCGCCGTCACCCCGCCGGACAGCACCGCCGGCTTGCCCAGGTTCCGGGTCCGCGAATCCCACCACTGCTGCAACAGGTCATCCGCCTCGGTCTTGGTCAGCCGCCGCGGCACCTCGAGCGCGTAGTACGGGATACCGCCACCCTCAGCGATCTCCGTCGCATACCGGGCCAGCACACCGGCCGCGACCAGCCGGGCCTTGCCCGACTCCAACGGGCCGACGCCGCGCGCATTGTCCGTGGTCGACTTGTACCGGATGTGCAGAACATCGTCGGTCACATCCAGAGACCCAAGCTTGTACTCGCGCCGGCCGTTGCGCATCTCCACGCTCATCAGCCACGGCGCGATCACCCGGAAGTTGTACGGGAACCCGTCGGCGGCGCGGGCCATCGGCAACACGAACGCCTCGCCCAACTGGAAGTCCCAGAACAGTTGCTTAGCGAACTCGTGCCACGAGGTGTAGATCGTCGGGTCCGGGTTCATCATCCACGTCATCGGCTCCAGCACCCGGCCGCTACGGGTCCGGTACACCGGCATCGCCGAGAGCACCGAGGAGTTTAAGTCCAGCGCAGCCCACGCCGTGTCCACGAGCTCCTCGAACTTCGGGCCCATCTGTCCCCATGCAGGCGTGGCCCAACTGGCCGGCCACCCGTCCCACGGCGACGTGACGACCGCGGCCATCCGGTTGTTGCTCGGCTCGGCATCCTCGAACTCGAACCCGTCCGGATCGCCCGGCGTGTACGCAGGACCCACCGACGGTGGGTTCTCGACCGTCGCGTTCGGGGTGGCACCAGCGCCGGTGAACCATGAGAACCAGTCCGAGAAACCCATGCTCACCCTCTCAGTAGATCGCCGGAATCATCGCCTCGGCACGAGCAGCAACAGCAGCCCATGCAGCGGCCTTCACAGCACTAGCCGGAGTCATCGAACGCACCCGCGGCCCATCCACGCCAGGCGAAGTACGCAAAGCCAGCACCTGACTGGTCAGATCGGCACCACCGTCGTGAACCAGAACACCATCGGCGAGCAGCCTGCCGAGATCCTCGACTGCGGCCCGAACCGTGCCCTTCTGCGGCGTGGTGTCGATCTGCTCGTTCTCCCACGCCGGGTCTAAGGCGATCGACGCCCCCACCAGCACCGGCTGCATGAACTGCGTCTCGCGAATGGCCTCGGCCGCCCCGGCCAGATCCTCATGAATCGACACACTGACCACTGCTCGATCGCTCTCGGCCCATGCGAAGGCCACACTCACACCCTCGGAGAACCAATCCTCGACAGTCACGGCGTCGGGCAGCCTGTCCGGAACATCGCCGGCCAGATCGGACCAATCCTGCTCGGATATCAGCGGAATACCGTCGGTTCGGGGCTCTTTCAGCCGCCAAACGTTCAGGTATTGAGCCTCAAAGCCCCGCATCGGGTCCGGGTCGTCAAGCTCCGGGTCATCCTCGCCGGCAAGGGCCTTCTCGTACTTCGCCGCGATCATCTTGCGCCGATCCTCCGACCAATGCGGCGATGCGGCCCTCCACACCTCCGAGTCCGCCGGGTCGCACCCTGGACGCGCACCCCACAGCAGCAGCAGCGTCTCCGGGTCATCCGTGGACAAGGCCACCAACAGCGACGACCGCATCAGCGACGTCGCCCGACGGTGAGCCGTCGACGTCAGATGCAACTGCGGCGATTCCCGCTCCAGCATCGCCGGCTCCAGGCCCTCCGACACGGTGTCCGGCGCCACGTCCCAACCCTCGTCCACGATGCCGAAACACACATCGTAGCCGTACACGGCACGCTGCGCCCGTACCAGCCAGCGGTCGCCGCCGCCGGTCTCCATCGCTTCCTTGCCGTTCGCCCTGGACACCGTCCAGCCGGCCGACTCCTCAGCCCACCGCCACGCCGCCCGCTGAATCTCCCGGCAGATCGCCACATCGCTACCGGTGTGGATCAACGTTTGCGTCTCGCCGAATAACTCCGCGTTGTCCAGGCGCCACAACGCCATCCCGCGAATCCGCACCGACTTGCCAGCGCGGCGCGGCGTCGACTCCACCACTGACCGGTGACACAGCGTCCCGTCCTCGCGGTGCTCAAGTTGGCGGGTAATCGCCAAGCGCTGCCACCACCGCAGCTTGATCCGCTGCGTGCGCTCAATCCACTCGATCGCCCCGGCGCCATATGACCCGACCACATCGACCGGCGGGGGGGACATCGCCAACGGCGGCGCCGCGTCCGGCGGCACCCTGCAGAACTCCACCAGCCACGGGTAACGGGCGAGCGCAGCCGGATTCCATAGCAGCTCAGGCCGGATCTCGTAGTCGTCCGGGTCTAGGGGAGAGAGAGGGCTGACTGCGCGGGGTGGGTGGGTATCTG